CAACTGCCACACGGATATCCTTGAACTCAAGGGCGATAAGGCGTGTTTTCAAGGTACTAGCAATCGCTGATGAGTTAGATGTGATATACGGAGAAGAGGAATGAATTGTGTTTTCTGATTACTATGAGTTGTATGTGAAAATTACGAATAGGGAACTCACTATATGTGAGACTTGTGATAACGTCTTTGATTACGTCAGAGCGAAGAGATTCTGTGACGAATGTGCCAAGAAAAGAAAATACGCGGCAAATAAGTCTGAGAGAGCCAAGGAGTATCGAAAGAAATACTATCGCAAGTACAGAGAGAAATATCCTGAGAGAACGAGAGCGGCGGTTAAGAAGTACCGAGAAAAAAAGAAAAGAGAGGAGAAATAAGAATATGTTATGGACAGAGAAATATAGACCAAGTAAATTAGCAGACATCCAAGGGCAGAGGGCATTCGTGATAGATGCCGAGCATTGGGTGGTGAACAAGGAGATGCCCAATATACTGTTGTACGGTATAGCGGGAGTTGGCAAGACGGCGGCATCAATCGCTCTTGTCAAAGAGATACTAGCAGGTAATCTAGAAGGTAACTTCTTTGAGATTAATGCTTCTGATGACAGGAAGTTGGATACCGTTAGAACCAAGATAAAGGAGATTGCATCAACACAGAGCATCGGTGATGTGCCTTTCAAAATCATCCTGCTGGATGAGATGGACGGTATGACCAAGGATGCACAGAATGCTTTGAAGAGAGTGATGGAGAGATATGCCGACAACGTGAGATTCGTAATCACGTGCAATGACAGGCATAGGATAATCCATCCCTTGCAGTCTAGATGTGCCAACTACCAGTTCAAGAGACTAGAACCAGAGGATATGAAAGTGGTTCTAAAGAACGTGTTGGAGAGCGAGAATCATGCTCAGAAGTTCTCCGATGATGAGTTAGAAACCTTCATTAATCATATGCATGGAGATATGAGAAGGGCGATAGGCGAGTTACAGGCTTGTGTTTTTAGCGGAACGACCCTATCAAGAATTGTGGAAAAGTCCCTAGAACCGTATACGGAGATATTGAAATTAATATACGATAAGAACTATGATAATTCTCTACAGAAGGTGCATCAATTGATTTATGATTCGACAGATATGAAGACCATCAGTGTAAATTTACACGATGCGGTGATGAAGTCAGATTATGACTCAACGAGGAAGTTCCAACTTCTGAGGGTGATAGGTGAAACAGAGTGGCGCAGTTCCAACATGACACCGAAAGTTCTCGCTGGTTGGATGATAGGACAGATGATATGAGTGGAATAGAGGTATTTTTTGCATTTGTTATAATGAGAGGATTGTATAAGATAATATTCGACAATAATAGGAGATGGAATTAATATGATTAAGATAAAAACGGAACCAATCAACATATCGAATACGAGTCTATCTCCCACCGTAGAGAATAGACACAGGAAGTTCGACGCTAAACAAGCGAAGAGGCATGACTTCGGAGAAGCACACTGCGTAGTTTGTGATGAGGCATTTACCAAGTATCACAACCGCACAAAAATTTGTTCCGAAGAGTGCAGGAAAGAGAAGATGAAAAAGTACAATCGCAAGCGGTACAAAGAGTATCGTGAGAAGATACTAGCGAGACAACGCGAGTACTACGCGGAGAATCGTGAGAAGATACTAGCGAGACATCGTAAGTACCGCGAGAGTAATCTCGACGAATACAACGCGAGACAACGAGCGAGACAACGTAAGTACCGCGAGAATAATCGTGACGAATACAACGCGAAACAACGCGAGCGTTATCCGAGAAGCACACGCGCTCGAAATGCAGGTGAGAAAAAAGAGAATGGTAATGAAAATGGTAAGACAAATATTAGATTTTAATGATGATGGGAAAATAAACAAGGATGATATCAAGCACTTGTTGCTTAGGTATGAAATAATCTTAGTTGGGGGCTTGCTCCTGACTATACTTCCCTTGCTAAAGTTAGCAGGGATATTGACATTAGATTCCGATTGGTTCTGGATTTTGGCAGGTGTTGTCATAAGTGCAGAAGCCGTATTGGAAATCTTACAAACAAAAAAGAAAGGTGAATAAAAATGGATGAAAAAATGATGAATGAGATAAATATGGCCGCAAAGAAGTTGGGTATGTCTGAAGAGGATGCCCTAGCCAAGTTCAACTCAATATGTGAGTCGAACACACTTGACCCAAACAAGGATGAAGAATCCTTGCAGTTGGCGAGAAGCCTGTGGAGGCTTTTCTTCGTCAACAACAGGTCAATGCAGAGCAGGGCAACTTCAACAGAAGGGAGTGAAGACAATGACAGTCCCTTCGGTAAGAAGGCATTCGGCTTCTTCGCTGGTTTGGAAGATGCGAGAGATATGATGGCTATCCAGCGAGAGCGGGTAGTTGGTGAGTACACCAGAGATGCAGACACTACCTACAGTCTAGGTAAGGTTGCTATCTTCACTGAGAGCGATGATGGCTACAGTGGTAAGATGATGTTGGATGGAGAGGAACTCTTGAAGACCGTCAAGACACTGCCAACCAACAACGTGCAGGTAGATGCAGGACAGTATATCGTCCCATTGGATACCAACAACGCTGATTGGAACAAGGCGAAGTACGGTAAGCCACTACCAGTATCGGAGTGGAGAAGGAACGGAGTCTTCATCGGTGAGATAAACGGTAAGATGGGTAAGTACTTCTTCGGTTTCAGGGGAGAGCAGAGTGTTGACTTCAACCCCAAGCCGTTTGAGTTTGTTCACTTTGAGTGCATGCTCAATACGAACGACGGTACGAAGATTCACGGTACTAAGAACAGCACTGTGAAGACTCTTGCTTACAACGATGACCTAGAGAACGATGACCCAAGGAAGAGAGAGATGTCCGTGTCTGACATGCAAGATGCTCTGATGGAATTCTCCGGTGACAACTACAGTCCACTGGTGAACCTAGAGGCATATCACAACATGCTGGATGCCAAGGACAACTGGAACGATAGGTTCGTCTTCACAGATGGAACTGTCAACTCAATCAACATGACTGTCACTCCAAATGGAAACAGGGTAATTGTGATTGATGACCTGACTGCTGGATTCGACTATGAGTCTGAGGCTTACTCAGGAACGACCTGCTGGATTCCAGAGAGTCTGGATATCAACTTCGGCATTGGTTCCAATGTGGTAGTTGTTGGTAGGACTTCTCAGGGAACTGATGAGAATGGAAACCCAAGGCAAGTGTCAATCAACACTGTTGGTCTGCTGGTTACCTCTGCTAGAGGAAGCAGTCCTGATGCTACGCTGGATACCGCCGAAGACGACGAGTGGATATTCTAGGTGAGTATGATGGCAATACTGAATGATTATGAAGTCTCATATCTAATCGCAGGTGGCAATAATCAACTGTTACTAGTTGAAGCAGTAGAATCAGAGTTTATCGGCGCACGGACGATGATTGAATTCTGCAAGCACTTGGGGTCTGTGTGGGATACTGAGGAGTACAGAGGTGTCGAAGAGTTCTGCAAATTCATGTTGGATGATAGGGAACTGGCTAAGACGTTTAAAGAACAATACTTGGATACGGACCGCTATAATCATGCTGTAGGATTAATGTGGTTCGATGATGAGGGAGAGAAGAAAGCATTCATCGAATCAAGGGGCGAGGGTGACTGGTACGATGATTATGTAGAGAAGAAGGAGGGAGCCTAATATGGGTAAGGGATATTACGATTCCTTCTCCATAACTCCGAAAGTAAAAATTATGGAAAAGTCCCTAGAACCGTATGGGCATATTACATCTTATGCTATACATGGGGGTTCCTTCTGTATCGATTCCGAGAACATCGACTTTATGACTTGGAAGAGAAACGTAGAGACAGGACTCTTTTGGGTCAAACTCCATACCAAATCAGGTAAGGAAGTAAGAGTCAAGAGTAGTAGTGAAGGACTAGATAGATTGCTAATGATAATAGGAAATCTAAATGTAAAATACGAATATGGTGATTATAATGAGTTGGAGTACGACTGAGACTAAGGAAGAGAAAGTGAGTTTCGCTGACAGGAAGAAAGCAATACTATCATCGATAAAGAAAAAGCAGAATAATAACAAGGCATTCATGTGTCTTGGTATTTGGGGCGAGGCCAAATCAGCCAAGTCTGCAACTGCTATGGATTTGTTGACGGAGCAAGACATCAAGGATGGTAAGGTCGTTACTGTCTTTGACTTCGATAACAGGGCAATAGATGTGAAGCAGAACCACTATGGCAATGTGGAGAATCTAATTGTCTTCAATCCCATAGTGAGAAAGCAGGGTAGCCTTGCTGACTTCGATGAGACTATGGACAACGCAAGAGCATTCTTGGAACTAACCAAGGAGTACTTGGATGAAGGTAAACTAAAGGCAGTTGTTGTCGATGGTGCTGACAAGTTACTAACTGATGTCTGTGAGACTAAGATGCGTGAGAAGCACAACCTAGATGCTGACACTGTGATTAAGCAACCACCGTTTGCATGGGGTGATAGAAATACACCATACAGAAACCTACTGCACAAGGAGATACTTGAACTGCCTTGTCATAGGATTGTGGTTGCACACTCTAAGGACAAGTATGCTGGTAATGCAAATCCAATAGGAGTAGTTGCCAACTGGCATGACAGCACAGAGGACATCTTCACTGCTACGATAAAGATGAAGCGTGAGATAAAACAAGGTGGTGCTGATTACACTGCCATTGTTGAGGCTAGTGCTAGAATGCCTGAACTAATTGGTTCTAGGAGAAAGGTGCTTTCCATCAACAAGGGCAAGATAGAGTGGTCTGGTTTTGAGGAAGTAAAGAAGGGGGAGATATAATGCCGAGAAATTTAGGTGATTATGACGAGACAGAGTTCTTCTATATGTTTCAGAACGAAATGAACGAAGACCCTCCTAAAATAATGGCAAATGGAAAACTCGTAGAACCAAAGTATCCAGCAGTCAATCTCAAGAGAAGTTTTTCTCTTAACATACAAAGTTGGCAACTGTCGCTTATATTTAGAGCATTGACTGGAACTCTGAAAAACGACAAGGATAGGCTATATGCCAAGAAATGTGGATTAGAGATGGCTCGTTCTAGATATATGCAAGCCATAAAAGGTACTGATATTGATATGGGTTTGTTGAATACTGTAAATGAGGAAATTGCTGATATGGCCGAAGAATACAATGCCATGTTAGATGAAATGGAGAAAATAATATTGAGGGATAATAATGGAAATAACAATGGAGAAAACGAAACTAGAGGAGATACTAGAGAAAGCAGAGATGAAGGGTAAGTACTACGACGGTAACAAGTCGAAGAACTCAGCCCTGTCTAACTACGCATATTGTCTAGTCGAAGAGAATGTACTCTTCGTCTACAATGCTGACTTGACAACTGCATGTGGATTCCGCTCAGAGGTGCAAACCAATGACGAGCAGATGACCACATTCATCTTGGACATCGCTAAGACGAGAGCATACCTAAAGCCGTTCGATGGAGAAGTCAGGCTATTGGTTGGTGACTTCCTGACTATCACAGATGGTGATGAGATAGCCAAGTTGCCACTTGTGACAGAACACCCGTCGCACGATATGATTCGTCTGATTAGTGGTAGGTTCCTGAAAGTGGTTGACCCTATCAAGGACTACAACGAAGAAGAGGATGCAGTTGCTCCTACGATATCGTTTGGTAAAACGGAGTATGACTGCCATGTTCAAATCTCAGAGAGAGTTCTGAGTGATGCAATGAAAGCATGTGATGTGGTTGACTTGGCTAGATACAAGATTGATGCCACTGAGGAGAAGGTGCTTGTCTCTTCCGAGAGAAGCGTAACTGACTCCTTCGTTTACGAGATTGGTGATTGTGTGTTACCAGAAAGTGAAGCCACTATGGAGTTCACAGGAGACATCTTGAAGTTCATCAACGGAAGCAAGCAGATACACATGTTCCTCAAAGATGAATCGCCATTGGTTCTAGTGACTGATGATAGCATGCTAGTCAAAGCCCCATATCTAGCAAGGTGATATTATGATAATCAATGCAACAGAGAAAGGAATACTAAGCAGGTGGAGAAACAAGAACAACGAGGTCGAATCTCACTTTGAGTCTTACAACGTATACAAGCCCCGCTTCTACATCGAAGATGATGTGGCGGAAGTGGCTGATATGCTAGTTACTGACAACCTAGGTAAGTACAGAATCAAGTTGAACTACGAGGCTAATCACTTTAGCAACAGGTACAACCTAGATGGCAAGCCTCTGAAAGAGGTAACTTGGACTCCATCGAAGCCAAGTCTCAGTAAGGTTGTTCGCTCCTTCTTTGAGAATAGGGGAGACATCACCTATGAGGCAGATGTACCGCTACATCACAGATGGTGCGTTGATAGGTATTCCAATGCAGACTTCCCTGAATACGAGATGCGTAAGTGGTATTGGGATATGGAGTGGATGACTGTTGGAGAGCATGAAGGTGCTATAACCTGCATCGTAGTTTATGATAACTACGATAGAAGATATGTTACTTATCACTGGCAACCAGAAATGGAGACATTCTTAGAGCAGGGATATGATGTTCCTACTAACCGCCTATATGTTTCTGAGCAAAAGATGTTACAGGCTTTCCTAAATGATTTGATAGAAAAAGACCCTGACATGCTAATCTCTTGGTT